CCAAAGAATGTTTAGCTTGGCGGGAGTCCGCAGGGATGTGCTGCTTGAAGTACTTCGGGAAATGGGTCCGGTGTATCTCAAGGGACAGTTGAAGCGAGAGTGGAGTCCGGAAAATCCCACACGAAACTTCTGCTATGTGGTCTCTGAATGGCTCGTCAACTTCATTCTTCCGAGCGCCAAGGCGTTCCGTGTTGTGATTCCAGGTGACAGCGCCAAGCACTATTTTGTGCGCCTTCTACCAACCGGCACTATCATTGATCTGACCGCAGAGCAGTTTGAAGACTACTCTAAAGTCGAGTATCCTGCTGCAACCCGAGCGACGTTCATGTATCCATCACCCTCAAAGCGCGCCAGAGTGTTGGCAGAGCGTTATGCCCAGCTTGTTTGAGGATTACTATCAGTCGCTCGTTGAGCATTGGGAAGACCCGAATCCTGCACCTGTGCTGGAGATGCATGATGGCGTCATGGTCGTGCGGGATGATCTGCTCCCGGCCGGGGCGAAGTCGCGGTTCATTGACGTGCTGATAGACGACCCTAACGTGGACGAGTGGGTGTACGGCTCGTCACCGCGGGTCGGCTATGGGCAAATTTCGCTGGCTTACGTTGCTGCAAAACACCACAAGCAAGCGACGGTGTTTGTGCCGGAAGCGAAGACGCTGCACCCAAACTCAGTGCGTGCGCAGGAGTTGGGGGCGCAAATAATCCAAGTGCCCACGGGATTCAAGGCGGTCTGCGAGGCGCGGGCGCGTGAATACGTGATGCAGGACCGCTCCCGTCGGCAGCTAGTGCCGTTCGGACTTGCGGATGGCACAGTGTATGCGTCAATTGTCAAAGTCGCTCGTTCCCTACCATTTGTTCCAGAACAAGTCTGGACCGTTGCGGGATCAGGAACGCTGAACCGAGGACTGCAACTCGCGTGGCCGAATGCAGCGTGCTTTATGGTCTCCGTTGGGCACGTTTTGACAACTGAAGAAATCGGTCGTGCGACGGTGTATAAACACCCTTTGAAGTTTGCGCAGCAGTGCAAACCCGCGAATCGCCCGCCGTTCCCGTCTGTGCTGGAATACGACGCTAAAGCATGGGAATTCGTGCAGCGATACGCGGACAAAGGAAAACGGGTCTTGTTTTGGAATGTCGGAGCTTAACGCTGGCGTGGCAGACCGGATGCATGCGGCATCGTTCTAAGGTGCTAAGAAGTGGGTTCGATTCCTACCGCCAGCGCCACGGGTCTGTAGCTCAATGGTCAGAGCATCTGCCTTTTAAGCAGGGGGATGTGAGTTCAACTCTCTCCGGACCCACCAACTTTTGTTGCGCCCATCGGCGTTTGGCGCCTTCACTACGCCGAATGTGCATAGCGTGAAGTTCTTCTGGTGTTTTTGGAACCTTTACTCGTCTGGGCGCGTCCCCTATTTCACCATTTCCGCCGTGAGCAAGAGACATTTTCCGGCGGGTTTCTAATGAAGCGGTCAGTCCTTTATTTGGCGCGGGACGGCCGTGCAGCGCGGCGGAACGTTTGAGGTTAGATTCGATGCTTTGTTTCGGTAATTGAAGACCCCGATTCCAAACCGGTGGGCGAGGACAGCGCCCAGCAATGGATTTGTTGTAGAACCGGTCGTCACGATGCGCTCTCACCCGCCGCTGGTATTTTTGTTCAAACGCCAAACACGCAAGCCATGTGTCAAACTGCCGAACGATTTTGATGCGGAAGTTTTCGGGATGCGCCTTGAAGATGGGCCGCAGTTCCTTTGATGATGTAAAATATCGGTGGCCTAAATCCATATGAGGCGCAAGTCGATGTGAGGTTCGTGCACCGATATAGTGACGCCCTTCAGTGATGTGGGTGAGTCGGTAAACGTAGTAAGATGTGGCGTGTTTCATTGGAGTAAATATGCAGAAATTGCAACCGTGGAAGTTCGTTGAAGGTCCTGAGTGGGCACTGGTAGAAAGTCCGATTCCAAACGCACCGGAAGCCAAGTATATTAGTCAGATTCCATCCCCCACGATTCTTCTCACGGCAGCATCGGCGCTGGTGCACTCCGGAATAGCAAAAGAGGATATCAAGCTCTATAACTTCCTTAAGGAACGGCAACCGCCCATCGTTCGGTCGCCCAACATTATTTATAATATGGGAACTTGCACTTGCATGTCGTATCTTTATGATTATGCCGAACGATATTTGGATGAACTGATTGACCGAAATCCGGATTCCACCATTTGGTTGACCGGATATCATTCGTGGTTGTATCTGGACCGGTTGTGTAAGAACCGACCAAACGTTCGTCGGACCGACCCACATCATTTTGAGGACGACATTATAGGCCGCACGGAACACGACACGCAATGGCACAATGCGTGGGACCTGAACGATTGGGAGTGGATGGATAAGAATGTCAAGAGCGTGAACAAGGGAATCCGTGTCACGTTTCGAGCGTCCCGCGGCTGTCCGCACAAGTGCGTGATGTGTCCCGTGACACAAACATACGGCAGTAAGGTCACCCGGACCGATGTGGATTGGGTGATGGAAGAAATCGACACGTTGTACCACACGTACGGCGTGCGGCAGATTGGCTTCCTCGATGACAACTTGATGTTCAACCGCCCGTGGGCGAAGGAACTGCTCAAGCGCATCATCGCGAAGAACTACAAGGGACTGTCGCTCACGTTTGAGGAAGGGCTGGACGTTCCGACTGCGCTGGACGAAGAACTGCTGATTCTGTTGAAGAAAGCGAAGTTCACGCACATCAAGCTTGGTGTGGAGTCGTTCAACGAAGAGACGCTGAACTTCATCAAGAAGCCGTATCGCAAAGCGCAGATGGCAATCGATGCCATCAAGCTCTTGAAGAAACACAAGCTGTCGCCCGTGTGCTTCATTTGTATTGGCTTCCCGAATGACACCGAAGAGAGCATTCGGAAGGACATCAAGACGCTGCTCGACCTCAAGGTCAAGCTCCGGGTGCAGATCCTTTGGGCGTATCCCGGTGTGGACTTCCAAGGTCAGGGTCTCAGTGCAGAGACGCTGAAGCAGTTGCAGCGGGACGCCATGTACGGGTCGAACAGCGTGGCGTGGCGCAAGAAGCCGAAACCGGTAAAGAAAGATGTGGCAAGCTTGCCACTCTAAATAGAGCTTGACATTTCTCTTGGTAACTTGTATAATAGGAAAATGAAAATGAGCGACACCGACAAGACGACTGACGGCGCGAGTGAGAGCAAGTTCAAGACCATGTCCCTTTCCGAGTGTGGGAAGTATGACATGGAGAACAAGCTTGCGGAAAAGTTGACCGGTTGGGGCAAGATTTGCAAGGACCGCGCCAGCAAGGGTCTCCGGAAGCGTAAGCGGAAGTAAGTTCGCGGGGTTGGTCTAATAGTAGAACGGTGCGTTGCCAACGCACAGGCACGGGAGCGTAACCCGTACTCCGCTCCACCTTTCCTGCGTCGGTAGCAGAGATAGATTCATGCGTTCGCCTGCAAAGCGAAAGAGATGGGTGCAAATCCCATACGGCGCTCCATATCATGAGTAGAACAGTTCTGTTGTCCGTTTCTAACTGTCTGGACTGCCCGAAGCACTTCAAGTTTCGCGACCCCGGCAGCGATGATTCGTTCGATGCATTGGACGAAAGCGTTGTGTGCACCGCGGTCGAAGGTAAGCGCAAATACGTCGTGGCGTGCGAACGCTGGAACCTTCGCAAGCATTGTGAAGTTCCGGATTGGTGTCCACTGCCGATGGTGGGAAAGAAGGTCAAATGAAGAGGTTGTTTGCTGCGGTCGCGTTAGCGTGTTGTCTGTTTGCTGCTCCGGCGTTCGCGCAGAAGCCAGAGTACATTCCTGTTCGCATCATCGGTGGTGGGGCGAATGACACAAAGGTGGAGTCGCTGGCGTTTACCTCTGTGAGGGCCGCAATCCAAGCATCCCCGGAGTTCATTGAAGTTTCCGGGTGCCCAGAAGCGTGTTTTGGAATGTACATCACGGTGTTGGAAGTGAAGAACGGAAACGAGGCGCTAATGGGCGTGACCGTCAGCGCCGTGTTTGTGCTGTTCACGAACGACCCATATCCGCTCTTCTTTGACAACTTCCTGATGACACGAAGCATCAGTTCCGTAACGGAAGTGGGGAGCGTGGTGCTAGATATGTTCCGGGCGTCTCTTCGCAAAGTTATCGCAGAGAATCCCACAGGGCAGGCACCTCCGGCGCTCGGTAAGGTCTGGAAGGGCTAGCGTAGTTAAACGGTATAATGTGGCTCTCGTAAAGCCGAGTTGGTGGTTCGATTCCACCCGTTAGCTCCATCATCATGAAGAACCCTGTTAACTGGCGTCCTTCGTATAACAGTATTACCTCTGGCTTCCAACCAGATGACGCGAGTGCGACCCTCGCAGGACGCTCCATTTCGCCAGCGTAAGTAAACGGCATACTGCACCCTTTGTAAGGCTGTATTGCGGGTTCGATTCCTGCCGCTGGCTCCATCTTATAATACGCGAAGTTGACAAACACGCACGATTTCACGTATTACTAACTTCTCAAATACGTGTTGAACAACCCGTATTGCATAAATACGGGTATGAGAAAAAGAGGACAACGGCTTGAGACGGAACTGGACATCCCTAAACTTGTAGCGATGCGTGAGGCTGGGACACCCATTGCGACATGCGCCAAGTATTTCGGTGTTTCGCACGCTACGATTACTAAAAGGCTTGTTGCGCACGCTGGGCATCTTGCGCATCCCGGCAACGGGTCATTCCATCGGAAGTTGACACCTGAAGTTGTGGAACGACGGAAATTGGGTGCATCCTATCGGGAAATTGCCAGAGAGTTTGACGTTAATCCGACTGCGGTAATGTCGTATCTCAAGAAACATGCTCCGGAGCTTGTTCCGGGCGATGAAGGAACGTGCGAGGGTTGCGGGCAGACGGCGCGTTTGGTGTCAGACCACTCGCACAAGACGGGGAAGAACAGAGGAAAGCTCTGCCAACGTTGCAACGTTTGCTTGGGAAGATTTCACGATGACGCCGCGGCGATAGCGGGGCTTGTGTCGTATCTTGAACGTTACGGAGATTAGTGTTGCTATGAACGACGTTGAACGACACCTTGCGACGGAACGATACAAGGATGCACTTGCGGACGCGATTCAACAACTCGTTGAAGCTCTCCGGAAGGCAGACAACGCTCCATCCGCGTCATTTGGTCACTTAGATAGGGCCGAGGAACTTCTGCGGCCGCTGCATGACGATGACGATGATTCCGTTCGCGCTACCTTAGTTTAATGGTAGAACACTGCTTTGGTAAAGCAGGGACGCAAGTTCGATTCTCGCAGGTAGCTCCATAAATACCGGCATGAAAAAGTTCATGCTCGGTATCGGGATCGCAGTTGTTGTCGCTCTTGTAATGTGGACCGTGTTCCGACCTCAGGAAATCATCGACCCCATTCCAGTCGCCAAGCAACTGCTCGTAGAAGCGGAGATTCCTGTCCCCCAATACGACATCAGGTTGTGGGACAAGCGGCCCGCTGGAGTGTCGTTGGGTGCTGAGGGATGGGTATGGACGGGGTCAACCGTCATCAACATCCCCACGTACACCGACACGTACAAGAAAGCACGGCGGGGAGACCGGGAAGCGCTGGTCAAGTTGGCGTCGATTATCGTGCATGAAGGAGTTCATGCAGACGGAGTGCCCCGCGAGTTCACAGCGTATAACGCACAGCTTGCGGCGCTTGCTCAGATGGACGGTTCCTGCTCGGTGATTGACGGTGTGCGAGACGCCAAACAAGTGATAACGGGGAAACGATGAAGACAGTATGGTTGGTCAGAGGGCAGTGCGGACAGTACGACGATTTTACTGATTGGGTTGCAGCCGTTTTCGCAACAGAGGATGAGGCGGACAAGTTTCGCGCCGCGGCCCAGATTTGCGCACAGCAGAACGAAGCAATCCTTCATGAGAAGGTGAAGAAGAACGAGCCGTGGTGGGACAACGAACCGCAGAGTCCTTACGACCCGTTTGCAATGTTCCGAATCTCTGAACCAACGGTTTACGTGCTAGAGGAAATTCCGTTTTACGATGAGTTCGTTCCCGTCGTCCAGCAGGACAGGGCACAGTCGTCCGAAGGCTGATACACTGGTTCAAGTCCAGTCGGGAACGCCAAATTGGGTGCGTAGCTCCAACGTAGAGCCGCCGGCTCTTAACCGGCTGGATGCTGGTTCAAGTCCAGCCGCACCCACCAAATAGAGGTTAGGTGTTGCGACGTTCCTTGCAGGGAACGCCCCTGCTCTACCCCGAGGGCTGCAACCCTCGTGGCGGACAGTGGATATGCCATCCACGGCAGCCTCTTATTGAAAACACTCATTGCTTTCGTTAGGAGTTAATATGATCACGATTGAAGTGGGAGTTCCAAGAGAACGCCCACGTAAGTTTGAGAATGCGGACTTCACGGTGGATGCGGCGCGTGTCCTACGTATTCTCCAGCATGCAAATGGTGGATTGCTCCGCCCCGTCGCAGTGTTCAACAGCGACACGTGGACTGAAATCAAGGTAGTTCGTGACGGAGTAGATGCGTAACTCTCAAGAGTGGGTAGGTTAGCGTAGTCCGGTCGAACGCACGCGGCTGTAAACCGCGCACCCTCGCTGGTAAAACAACGGTGGTTCAAATCCATCCCTACCCACCATCAATGTAGCCGTCATGTAAAACACTAAATAGAAACAACGAGGTGTTTACATGACGGCAACAGAACGAAAGACACAACTACTTGGTGAGTCGTTCAGCAAAGCGGCGCACAAGCTCCGGAAGAACTTGCTTTTCCAACTGGCAAAGCAACTGAACTTACTGACGTGTCACCAGTGCGGACAGCCCATCGAGACAGTTGATGAGATGTCCATTGAACACATAGAAGCGTGGATGTCTGCGCCAAATCCACGCGAATCATTCTACGACTTGAACAACGTAGCGTTTTCGCATCTACGGTGCAACTCTGGTGCAGCAAATCGTAACGCGCAATACTGCGAAAAGGGACACCTGTTGACACAACGAGCAGGAACGAACCGAAGGATTTGCCCCATTTGCAGACGCGAATACATGCGTGAATACATGAGGAATCGACGCGCATCATGATTACGTGTTCGCAGTGCAACGGGCCGGTTCCGGAAGCATGACAGACGCTTTCGCATGAAGCACGCGAGAACTTGAAGCGCGCCATGGGAATCGTGCCTGTGTGTGCAGATTGCTTGCGGGAGTATCGTATCAAGCGATACTGGCCGCGAGGAACGAAGATACAACTTGCCCGCTTAGGTTAACGGTAGACCCCCGGTCCTACACACCGGTCGTGTTAGTTCGATTCTAACAGCGGGTACCACGGGGGAATGGTATAACGCGCATTATGCACGCCTCCAAAGCGTTGCGATGGGAGTTCAAATCTCTCTTCCCCTGCCACTCTTACAGTGATGAGGACAAACAGCAGAGTCACCCGCCTGTCACGCGGGAGATAGTGGGGGCAGCACCCATCATCACTGCCAACTTTTTCTCTTGACATTTCTCCCGGTAACCTGTATAATTCTCCTAATATGTCACTAGACGATAGCGTTCTGCGTCCGGAACGAACACACTTCGGTCATCTCGCGCCGGTTGCTTCGTCGCTTGGTTCGCGACTCGACATCCTGCGCGTCCTGTTCCCGCTGTTGAAGCAGCAAATCGTGGACGGGGCATGCGTTATGCCGCATCGGGACGCACTGATTGACGCGATTGAGAAGCAGTTGTGGCCTGACACGGACGAGATTCCCGGTCCAACGTATCGGTAAGAGTTTTCGGGGGTGTGGTGTAGTTTGTAAGCATACTGTGTTTGCTAAATAGGTGCATGGCATATAGCACCAAGCAAAACACAGAAAACTCACGGGTTTGGAGAGAACGGGCGTGGACCACTCTTATTACCGCGATGGGTGGGAAATGTCAGGCCTGCGACTACGTGGGCCCGCGACAAGCATACGACCTGCACCACGTTTCACCCAACACGAAAGAAAAAACGGTTAGTGTTCTAATTGCTCAGCGCAACTGGAAACGTGTAACGGACGAAGCAAGAAAATGCGTTCTCGTTTGTTGTCGTTGTCATCGTGAGATACACGCCGGAGCTAGGGATTGTCCGCCCATAGTTCCCTTCGTTGTGCCGGAGAAGTTGACGGAATATACTATCGTCATTCTACACGGCACCAACAATGACTATGCAACAAGAGGATGCCGGTGTGATGCCTGTAAAGCAGCACACGCCGAATACGAACATAGACGGAGACGTGGGGCCGTGGCGTAACGGAAGCGCACAAGACTTTGACTCTTGGGGACAAGGTTCGATTCCTTGAGGCTCCGCCATCATAAAACCGACGCAAACCGGTGAGACGGAACCGGGCGCTATCCTCATCCAGCATTCCGGGTGTTGGACGGAAACAAATACGCAGATGGAGTTTTCGGTCTCCATCACCAGTTTTGAAGTGGGGTAGCTCCAAAAGGTAGAGCGCCGTCGTTACTGTGTTCGTCCGGAAGGATTCAGTAACTACTTGCCGGGGCCCTGGTGAGGACAGGTCGTATGTTGGAGGTTCAATTCCTTCTCCCCGTTTCAAAGATTTGTTGCACAACTGACGCCCGCGTAGTTTAACTGGTTAAAACTGCTTCCGTTTTCCAGTGCCCTCGTTGCACGGGGCACAGTGGCTCTGGGCGTGCAACCCTAGTGATTAGGGAGCAGATGCAGGTTCGATCCCTGCCGTGGGTAGCATCTCACTCTTGAACGAGGCGTCTAATTCCACGCCTACCACCGATATAGATATCAGTGGAAGTGAGAGGGTCGTCAGAAAGAAAGGAACACGATCATGACCTTAGACGAAGAAGCCGGTGCAGAAGCACTCAGAAATCAAATGTTCCTCATTGGGAAAACCGAAGCTGAAGCCAAAGCGATCCTCGCAAAGCAAGAATTGTCGTATCGTATCGTCATGCGAGACGGGGAGTACTACATCGTCACAGCAGACTTCAATCCGAAGCGCATCAATCTCAGCATCGTGGATGGTATCGTCACCTGCGCCACGCTCGGCTAAGTCATGACACGTAAAACTTTCAAACGCACAAATACAGTCACGGCCATCCAGTTCAATCCCGACGAACATCCGTGGCATCGAAGTGTCCAGTGCAACACGTTTGACGGAAAGATCGTTCCCGGTCATTACTCCTGCATTATCCCCTGCACCACATCGTTGCCTATCTATCCGGGCGACTGGATCATCGTTGATTCAATGGACAATGCGCAGGGAGTCATCCACCAGTATCAGTTGGACTCCAAGTCATCGAACTTTTGGGGTTGGGAGCCTGTTGAATAATGCCACGTCGTCCAATGGTTAAGACGACCGGCTCTGAACCGAAGAATGAAAGTTCGACTCTTTCCGTGGTAGCCATCTAAATATGATTCATGAAACAGTGCGTCAAATGCGAACGGCACCTTCCCCCTGAGAAGTTCTACAACACCTCAAAAACTTGCAAGGAGTGCGTTCTGAAGGCTCAACGTGAGCGCAGAGCAGCAGACTTTGCAGGACAGAAGCGCATCCACCAATCTTCGTATCTCAAAGCTAACTACGGCATGACGCTGGAAGAATTTGAACAGCGATTGGAAGAACAGGGTGGAGTCTGCGCGATTTGCAAGCAACCGGAAACAGGATGCAGCAGACAGGGGAGAGTCAAACGGCTCTCCGTTGACCACGACCACAAAACAGGAAAAATTCGCGGTCTGATTTGCAATGGATGCAATCGGGCTCTTGGTTATTTCAACGACGACCCGGAGAAGATGCGGGCCGCAATTGATTATTTGGAGAAGAACTGTGCCTAGGTGGGACTTCCAGTGTCCGGAGTGCGGAAGAGTCTATGAGCTAGCCTTCCGCACTTACAACCATATGTCGGAACATGAGGGCGTGATCTGCTGTGACGAGTGTTTCCAGCCCCTTGTCCGTCTCCCCTCAGCGCCCAACTTCAAGCTCGTTGGTTCGGGCTTTCATGTCAACGATTATCCGAAACGCTAAGTAGGGCGTCGATTCACTCCCTACAATGAGGACTTTCAATGAGTAACGATGTTGCGCGTGGCGGAACGGAGCTAATGCTCGGCCGCTTGCAAGAATCCCTTCCAGAGCTTTGTGAGAAGGTGCAGATTATCTGTTCCCGGCCGGAATTGGTCCCACACGAAGACAAACCGCGCATTCTCTGGCTTCACGATCTGCCCCAAGATCCGGCTTCGCAGTGCTTGCGCGACCCCTCGTATCGCACGAAGTTCAACCGCATCGTCTTCGTGTCGCACTGGCAGCAGCAGATGTACAACGTGTTCCTCGGCATCCCCTACAACGAGGGCACGGTTATCAAGAACGCTGTTCCTACCATTGAAGCTGAGTTCCCCAAGCCTAAGCTCGACGGCAAGCTTCGTTTCATCTACACATCAACTCCACATCGGGGTCTTGGATTGCTGTCCGCGGCCGCGAAGGTGCTGGCCGAGCAACGGCAGGACTGGCAGCTTGATGTCTATTCGTCCTTCAAGCTCTATGGTCCAGAGAGGGCCGCACAGGACGAGCAGTATGAGCCGCTATACGACGAGCTTCGTGCCAATCCCTGCGTGGTCTATCATGGTACCGCGCCGGAGAACGAAGTGCGCGAAGCAGTCAGCGCCGCCCACGTTTTCGTGTATCCCTCTGTCTATCCCGAAACGTCCTGTCTTGCAGCCATTGAAGCAATGATGGCAGGCTGTCTCACCATCACGACAAACTTCGGCGCCCTCATCGAAACGTGCGGTGAGTGGGCGTGGATGATGCAGTGGACGGAGAACTACAACATCCTCGCACAGATGACGCTCGACAACATGTTACGGGCATTTGAGGTCTACGACCGCGAAGAGACGCAGAACCTTTTGCAAGTGCAGATGGGATACTACCAGAACTTCTTCTCATGGCACACTCGCGTGCCTGCGTGGAAGCGGTTGCTGGAGTATGCTGTGCAGCAGGGCACGCCAGATGAGAAGCTGGTGCTTGGCTAATACAATGGGTAAAATTCTTGAGTTCAAGACACGGGCGGAACGTGAAACTCCGTCCGCACCCCTCACACCACAGGAGACGTATCTGCGTCTCTTGACCCTCACACTGGACGACCTCCAGAAAATCACAGCACGCATCAAGTCTGTTGGGCCGTGGGATCCTGCAAACGATGCAACCCTTATGCAAATCGCCACCGCACTCAATGCCATGGCGTTTGCTGCTGTACATGGAACAAAGGAGCAAGACAATGCGCCTACCGTTGGGTGACGTATTCGATAGAGTCAAGGCAGCGACGAAGAAGGAAGAGAAGATCGCAGTACTACACAAGAACGTGAGCCCCGCGTTGTTCTACATTCTCCAACTTGCATTCGGAAAGACGGTGTGGTTGCTTCCCGAGGACGCACCGCCCTTCAAGCCGTGGGGCGGCCGCACGGGAACGAGTCCCAATGAGTTGATGCGAGAGTTGCGCCGACTCTACCTGTTCCTAGAGGGTGGCAACAACAACGTGACGCAACTGCGCCGAGAGAAGATGTTCCAGAACTTGCTAGAGGGACTGGACCGGAACGAGGTGGAGTTGGTGATTGCGGTCAAGGATAAGCGCCTTGACAAGGTCTACAAGTGCACCCGCAAGCTCGTAGAGGAAGCGTTTCCCGGGCTGCTCGATTCTCCATTCAGCATTCACTTCAAGAAGTAAGGTAGGATATGTCTCGCGATTTCCGTCACGGGTTCAAGAGTCTCAACAGGAAAACTGATAGAAGCAAGCCCGAAATAGACAACCGTGCTTTCCACGCACCGTCTAAGCAGAAGATGAAGACGGTGCTACAGCATGCGGTGCGGCGGCGGGACGCCGATGCCCTTGAAGATTACGATGAATGGGTGTCTAATAAGTAACTGGAGCCTTCATTCGGGCTCCATTCCCTGTTAGGACATCCTTCATGTTATACCGCACACCCGACTCAGACGAATTCGGCTTTGAAGACGAATACGATGAACTAGAGGCGATGCGAGATTTCGTTCAGAATGTTTCCGAAACGACGACACCAGGCAACATGATGGACACCCTTGTGGTGTTAGCCAATATTTGTGAATACCGGGCCCTCATGTATTCAATGACGGATGCGAAGACTGCCAAGTGGTACCGACGAGCCATGTTTGCATTCCGCATCATTCTAGAAGAGCTAGTAGACGAGAACGCCCAGCCGAACATCAAGTTGGAAGATTTGGGCTTGTACTTTCCTGAACCTCACATCACTCACTAAATATTGTGGGAGAGGTTATGGCAAAGAAGAATCCGTTACGAATGACAGAGGTTGGCTTACCACTTACGGAAGCTAAACCGACGCGCATGGACGTTCAACGCTTGTACGATATCTTCCGCAAGGAAGGCTCGTCCATCCAACATGCCATCCGCAAAGTTGAAGACGCGCTCGACCTCAAACAGGTGCAGGTGGATGCGCGTGGAGTTGATGTAGTGTTCTTTGAAGAGTTCCGAACAGCAGCCGAACGCTGGAAGGACGGCCACGCGGGATACAAGTTTGGCGTGTTCAAGAATGGTCAACTTATTGACCAGTGCAGCACGTTTCCCGAGGCCCGTGCCAAGGCTCGGAAGGCCGGACGCTTTGCTCAAGTGCGCGAGTTGCACTCCGGAACGAAGTATTATGAAACCGAAGAGGCGATAAAAGATGGCGATTAGATATGATTACCGGTGCGTGAAGGAATGCGGGTACACGTTTGAGCGTGACCTCCCCATGGCGGACCGTGATGCGCCCTGCCGAGATGAGTTGTGTGCTGAATGTGGTGCAGCCATCGAACGATACCTGCCTAGTACGACAGGACTTACTTACAACGGAAACGTGAAAGTGCCGGATGCCTACAAGGACATCCTACGCAGAATCCACAAGAACCATGCCCACAGTCAAATCCACATCCCGTAAGTACATCGTTGTTTCTTCGTGCCCCAAGTGCGGTGCGCCGATTTGGGCAGAGGACACGAACGGCACTGCTGTTCCGGAGAATCACTTTACGTGCAACTGCCGGAATGAAGTGTCGCTGCAAGCGCAGCCTGTGCCCTACATCATCTACGTGAAGCCACAGGAAACTGCCGTGCCCTGTGTTCCGTATCAGCCGCCTTATGTGTATCCTCAACCGGACTCAACGTGGATTTGTCGGGCTCCAAACTCTGACCCAGTGAAGAGTCCCAATCAATGCGACTCTGGGTCGTACAGTCAGCCGGACGCTCTCAAGGGAACTGTTACGTATAACGGCAGTCCGACAGCACACACGACCGGTGTTATTCACAAGGTTAGTGACTTCGGCTATAAGTAAGACGTATGTTCGTACATGATGATTCCATTGTCTTCCCTCGCCTCATTCAGCGCAACCTCCCAACCGGGCGCATCTACGAAGTGACGGACGGGCGCTATCAAGGCGAGAAGTTCCCGTCCATCACGCGCATTCTGGGCGCAAAGCCCAAACCATTCCTTGAGCAATGGAAGAAGAAAGTCGGTTACGCTGAAGCCAACCGTATTGTTCGCGCCTCTCAGGGCAAGGGCACATCCCTACACTCCCTCGCAGAAGAATACATCGGGAACAACGAGCTTCCGGAGTATCAGCCGAACGTTGCAGAACTGTGGGTGCACTTGAGACCTTGGCTGGATCAGCACGTCACGCGGGTTTTTGGTCAAGAAGTGGATGTATTTTCCGTCAAGTTAAAGGCAGCAGGTCGATTTGACCTTCTTGCTGAAATCGATGGAAAAGACCTTGCTATCATTGACTTTAAGAACAGTCGCAAGCCGAAACGCGAAGAGTGGGTGGGCGACTACTTCCTACAGGGGACCTTCTACTCTTGTGCCGTTTATGAACTAACTGGTCGCAAGGCCAAGCGTATCATCTTGCCGGTGGTCAGCCCCGAAGGGCTCCAACTCTTTGAGACCACGCCGCTGGACCATTTGACCGAACTCACCAAGAGAATCAACGAGTACTACGCTTGTTACGCGTAGAGCGAAGCGCATCGAAACCATAAATAGGTTTCGATGAAGCACAAACACCACATCATCCCCCGACATATGGGCGGCACAAACGAGCCGGCCAACATCATAGAACTCGACATTCCAAGTCACGCCGAAGCCCACCGCATTCTTTATGAGAAGTATGGGCATTGGGAAGACCTACTGGCATGGAAAGGTCTGCTGGGTATTATCCCGCGAGACGAGTGCATCCTTGAGGCCATTCG